TAAAAAATAACTTTCACACGACTCTGAGCCAGAGTTCACCCCACCAACAATTCGCTGTGTTGCGGTTGTGTTTTTATAAAGCCAAAGTTCAATCGTAAAGTCGCTGGTACCAAAACTGACAGAGTTATTGCTGCCGCTCAGGTAATCCCCACTCCCATCAAAGTACCCACTCCCGCCAATCGTGGCAGCAGAGTAAGCAGCAGTCGGTGCGAACGGGCTGAAGCGCTGGACGCTCACATCACCGTTGCGGGTAATTGTGAATGCGTTGGTGGAGTTGTCGATGAAGCGGTTGCTCTGGCAGGTCAGCAATGAGGTGTTGGTGATGGCTGTCAGCGGGGCAGTGCTGGGGGTGAAGGCGGAGGTGTAGACCGCCGTACCTTTGACAATCCTCAAGTTACTGATGTAGCCAGCTTGTCCAGGCGTTGGGCCTGAATCGTTACAGTTGATATACCAAGTACCAGATGTGGTGGTGTAGTTGGTTGTGTCGGTGCCTGTGCCAACAGAAACACCATTCACATACAAGGTAATGTTGTTGCTGCCGTCACGAACGATGGCGCAATGGTTCCACAAGTTATTGCTAATTAGCGTTGAACCTGAAGTAATAGTTGAGCTTCCAACGTAGCGCAAGGCCCCAGCAGTAGAGCCACCAAACCCTCCGGTTGTGATGTGCATCGTGCCAATTGCAGCCCGACCAGACAAGAGGAAGGAGTCGTTCAGGTTGTTAGAGTTAACCCAAAACTCAATCGTGAACGCGCCAGTACCAAACGCAAAAGCTGTGTTATTGGGAAACGTCAGGTAGTCACCCGACCCATCAAAGTAGTTCGACCAGTTCGACCCATACGGGCTGAACGTACCCTGCGTCGTGTTGCCGTTGCGGGTGATGGTGAAGTTGTTGGTGCTGCTGTCGGTGAACGTGTTGTTCTGCGCACCGTTCGTCCCATCACCGTGCAGCAGCATGGTGACGTACTCAAACTGCGGGTCGGTAACAACGCCGCCACGCCCCGCTAACTTAAGAACGTTGTGGCCCATTACGGTGACCCCACAACCGCGCCATAAATGGTGCTAGATACTTTCCACAGCAGCACCCAGGTATAGCCGCTGGTCGCAAGCGTTGGCGCAGTTCCCCCACCACCAACAGTCACCCATGTCGGGTTAACCGTACTCCAAGTGATTGTGTAGGCACTTCCATCATCAATGCCCAACAGTACCGACTGCCCTGCCGCAAAGTTCGTGGCAGCGGGCGTTCTGCTGGCCCCCAGCGTCACTACTTGAATTGATCCGTTTGCCGGGTCAATCTCAAATGCTGCGCCATCGGTGATGGTAAAAACCGTATCGGTTAGACCCTTAAACGTCTGCGTGGCAGTAAAACTTTGGGCCGTTCCAAGAACTGCTACCGTGTCCGTTGCATCGGGCAGCGTTAGCGTCCTGCTCGCCGACAGCGTAGCTGGTGTCAGGGTAACCCGATACGATGAACTTCCTCCCGCACGGCCTGTAATCTTGATTCCGTCTTGGGTGGACGTCCCCGTGCCAAAGATTTGCCCAGTGGAGTTGTAGAAGGTATTTGCGCCGGTAAAAGCGTTGTTGCCAGCAGCTGTCACATCGCCTGTAGAAGCAAATGACAGCGTGCCCGATCCATTGGTAACCAGCGCTTGTCCGTTCGTTCCGTCTGCGCTCGGCAGAGTAAACGTGACGGTGGATGCCGTGTTCGGGCCTGCCAGGTTGATTGCGCCGCCAAGGTTTGCTTGAAAAACCAGTTGTCCCATGTCGATTCCTTTACGGAGCGATGATTAGTTGATTGGCGGTCAATGCGCCTGTGCTTGGGTTGTATTTGAGCTTGGTCGAACTGACGTATTCAGTTGTCAGATTGCCTGTTGTCGTAGCAGCAAACAAGATATATCGCGTTGCATTGGTTGTGGTGTCATCCGTGACCGTTGCGTAGGCGGTTGGCGTTGTCCAGGTTGGCGCACTTGTTCCATTGGACGTCAGCACCTGACCCGCGCTTCCCGTAGCCGTGAATGCCGTTGCGCCTGCGCCTGATTGGTACGGCACTTGACCCGCCGCGCCATCTGCAAGGTTGGTGGCTGTGCCAACCGACACGGTGGAACCGGCAGACCACTGAGGTGCTGTGCCGCTAGACGTCAGAATGTTGGTGCTGCTGCCGATTGCCAGCTTGGACAAAGCAGATGATCCTGACGCATACAAAATGTCGCCGGTCGTGTAGGAAGATTGCCCCGTGCCACCGTTTGCGGCAACCAACGTGCCTGCTAAGGTCACCGCGCCTTGCGTGGCAGATGCAGGCGTCAGGCCAGTTGTGCCGCCGCTAAAGCTCGTTACCCCACTGCTACCCGCTACGGAAATCGTCCACGATGACCTCGGCGTTGATCCGCTGAACGCCGTTGAATCCATTACTAGCGTTGTGCCGGTAAATGAGGTGATCGTGCCCTGCACAAATTCTGTCGGGCTGACCGTAGATGCTACTACGATCTGTGTGCCAACCGTAAACGCAACGTCGGCGGCGCTTAGATTGGTCGTAAACGTCCGTGTTCCGGTTCCTGGCGTTACCGTCGAAGAACTGGTCAGCCCGCCATAGCCAAGGCCAATTTGCGGCAGCGCAACAGCGGTAACGATGGCAGACGGAATGGACGGGCTAACCGGCGTGGTTCCAGCTGCAAACGCGGACAGCTTAACCGCAGTATTTGTGGTTGACCAGATCAGTTCAATGTAGTCGCCTGCGGTCAAGGACAGAACAAAATTAACGGTGCCAATCAAGTTGCCATCAATGCCGCCATGCTTGTTGGGTACAGAGAACTTGCTGTCCGTGTCAGGAATATCGCCAGAACTGCCGCTGTCGTTCTTTCTCAGCCACACATTTGCATCGTGAATCTGGCTGTCGCTGTTGGTGAACTGAATTGAGAAAGTGACGCTGTAAATGCCCGTTTTCGCAAACGTGACGCGGCTTCCCGAGGTTACGCTAACCCCGTTGTTTGCCGTGTCCGCGCTGTTCAGCGTGACGCTGTATGCCGTGTTTGCTGCGGTGGCAGTTTGCGTGGTTGTGTCCCAGAACGATCCAAAATACCCTGGCGTTCCGACGCTAGTTGCGCCTGCTGTCCATGTCGGCGCACCGGCTCCTGTTGAGGTTAGAACCTGACCCGCTGTTCCCGCCGCCGTTACAGCATACGCCGTGCCGGTTCCGTAGGCCACGCCGCCTGCGGTCGGTGTTGCAGTGCTGTTTGTGCCGCCATTGGCAATCGGTAGAACGCCCGAAACGTGCGTGGTCAGGCCAATCTTTCCCCAACTCGGCGAGGTGTTCACGCCGCCCGAGATAACCGCATTTCCGGTGGCTACATCTGCTAGGGTGGACAAGGTTGTTGTGCCGGTAGCCACCAAAAGGTCGCCAACATTGAAGTTGGTTAGCCCCGTGCCGCCATAGGCAGGCTGAATTGCGCTTGCATTCCATGTTCCAGCAGTCAACGTGCCGACGCCCGTGATTCCGGTGTAAGAGCCGCTGATAAGACTCGACGAAATCGTGCCGCTGGTGATCTGGCTTGCGCCAATTGCAATGGATGTATTGCTGACAGAGGTAAGTTGTCCCTGAGCGTTGACGTTAAAGACAGGAACCGCCGACGCAGAACCGTATGTCCCCGCGCCAACGGTTGTATTGGCAATGTTGAACTGAGTTCCAACAAGCGTCAGGCCCGTTCCTGCAGTGTAAGAGCCGCTGCCAGAGAACATTTCCCAAGTTATTGCAGTGACGCCAAGCGTTCCGGTTTTTGGCGCAGTACACACCCAACCCGAATCCGGGTTTGCAGTGCCGCCAATGACCACCGTATATGCACCAACCACCTCGTCCCAGGTATTCATGTCACTAGATCGTGACCACCCGCTTGCGGAGGCTATGTAGATGCCGTTTTCAGCAGGCGCGGATTGGTTTTTGACCAGTATTCGGTCGCCCGCCGTTAGGGGCGAGGCCCAATCGCCTCCGGTTTGCGTTCCAAGGCCAGAAAGGGTGATATTTCCGGTGGTGCTGTAGTTACACGCCGCCTTGGGGCTAAGACCTTGCGCCACCGTGTCCACATAGGTCTTGTTTGCAATGTCGTTGCCTGTGCTTGGAGCTGTGCTTACTTGTCCTGTGGTGGCAGAAATGTTTGTAAACACGCCCGTGCTAGGCGTTGTCGCCCCGATTGTCGTGCTATCAATCGTGCTGTTGGTGATGTGCAAACCAGATTGATTGGGATCAATTGGAACGGTGAACGGTTGACCTTGACCAATAAAGGTCTGAAACTGATTGTCCAGACTGAAAAGTGCTTGGACAGGCAGTAAGTTTTGCGTACTGGTCGAGGCGGTCTGGTTAGACATTTCAGTTCACGATGATGTAATTAATCGTGGTGGTTGCAGTCGCATCGGTATTTCCGGTGATCGTGAACGATCCGTTGCCGACAACCACACGAACTGACGTCAGCGTATCGTCCAACGTTGCCACCGTCGCTACCACCACGCTTGCGGTAGTCACATTCGCGTTTGTAACCGTTTTTGTGCCTGTCGCAGCGGTAATTGTGGTCTTGCCACCAATCACCGACGGAGACAGCGGCGGCAGAAACACCGCCCCGCCTGGGCCGATCAGTCCGGTACAGACGCCTGCGCTGTTAAACGCAGCCTGCACGGGGACGATATTTGTGGTCTGTGTTGACGCAACCTGGTTGGTGTATCCCATGTCAGTTCCCCACCGGAGTCACATAAAGGGTTGCGGTTTCGCTGGTTGCGGTGATTGCAGCAACGTAATACGGGACTGCAGGAACCACAATGGCAACCGGCTGAATCATCCCACCAGGTAGCACAAAATCGCCTGGGTTGGTAGCAGGCAACGTGGCATCTACGCCTGCATCATTAATGCTGAACGTAATAGCACACGGGTTTGTGCCGGTGTTCAGAAATGCTGCGTAGTTCGTTTGGTCGGGTGATGTGGGCTTAATAAGACCCGAGGTCACTCCAGTATCCGTGACGCTCAATTTGGTGGTCTGCCCGACAATGCGGAAGGATTGGGAAATCACTATCGTGCCCCTTAAAAAGTCAATAAATTGTAGCGTTTACAAGAGAAAAAGCCACCCTCTTGTGGAAGGTGGCCTTTCCCTAGTGCGTCATGTCAATCAGGACGATTGGCTGAAATCGTACCCAAAGACATAAACGTCAACCGTGCCAGTTACTGCAGTGCCGACCCTCAGATACAGGTTCTGTGCGGTCTGTGCTGCGGTCGAGGCCACGGTGCGCTGCGACACCACGGTGCTGCCGGTAACGCCGGTCAGGACAGCGTTGGACACAATTGCCGTGCCGCCACCAGAAGGTGCCGTAAACACGCCAACGTAGCCGGTGGATACATCTGCCGATGCGTTGGTCACGATGACTTGGTAAACCGAGTACGTCGTGCTGTTGTTGATCGGCAGGGTTGCAGCATCACCAGTTTGGCCCAGGCTCACACCTTGCGCGGATGCCAGAAGGCGCAGCGCTTGGTTGGTGCCCAGGTTTGACGGGTGGGTGCTGGTAGTAGTTGCTGGCCCAGGATTAGACATTTTTGAGTCCCTCCTAATTTACGCTGCCACGCGGCAAGCAAGTTCCGGATATAGCGGTGCCCAGCCATACAGCACATCAATACGGGTCGGGATCGAATCGTTATTGATGGTGTACTGACGAACCACACGCATCGACAGGCCGATTTCCTTGTCGGAAGCGCGACCAGCAAAATGCACGCCTTCGGGCAGTTCCAGATCAGCACATGCAAGCGTGAACGCATTGCGGTGCATGATGATGTTCTGCGGCGAAACAGCGCCCGTCTTGTTGAAGAAGTTGACGGTAGCGGTCGAGCTGGTCGTGGGGATGCTGACGTTCTGGAATTGACCAGCGGTAATCACCGCGGGGCTAACCACAACAGACAGCGTAGTGCCCGTGCCAGAAACGGCCTGCTTTACCACAAAGTTACGGAGCTTGTTGCTGCCGTAGGCTTGGCGGTTCTGCGGGTTGACAGCGTACACACCATCAATGGTGATGACGTCGCCAGCGTTCAGGCTCACAGCGCCAGTAGCGGTAATGCTGATGGTGCTGCTTGAGGCCCAACCAGAAGTCAGGAAACCCGTGCCGGTGGTCGTGTTGTTGGTAGCAGTACCAGCAAACGAACCAAAGGTCTGAGAAACCACGTTCTGATCCATCTTCCAGTTCATGCCACCGGAATCACGGCCCATCAGACCCTTCTTGTACTGCTCAGAAATCTCCGTCTGGGGATTGAACAGACCCTTCAGGGCGTTGACGATGGTAGCCGAGGTGAACGGCTCAACGATGCACGAACGTCGACCATCACGCGGGGCACCTTCGGCGTCCAGGTAAGCCTGGGCGGTCAGGTAGGTGATGAGGTCGCTCGGCGGGGTGCCAGCAGTACCAACGATGTTGGCGGTCTGCAGCGATGCCATAGACAGACCATCGCGGTCAATCTTGTTGGCAATAGCGGCAACAGCGGGCTTCAACACGCGATCCGAGAACATATCCAGCGACAGGGCCAGGTCTTGGGTGGTGAACTGCGTGTCAACGTGGAATTGCGTACTCAGGGTCACGGGCACGCTGGTTTCGTTGAAATCTTCAACGTTCAGCGCAGGGCCGGTGGTGCCGATGAAGCGACCAGGGCGACGGACGTTGACCGTGTTACCGATCTTTGCGCCGACAACCGCAAATTGGTCGTCATAGTTGCGGTCGACCTCCGAGGTGAAGGTCAGTTCGTTTTCCAAGACCATCAACGCTTCGTTGGTGATCTTGGAGATAGTTAGCAATTGGTTTGCCATTTCGAGACTCCAAAAAGATTAGGGTTATCTGATCTTTCCAGACTTCCGCGCCTCTTTCCAGGCTTGATATGTACCGTGGAATTCTCCATCGGAGGTCAACGGCAAATCGGCCTTTCCATTCGCTCGGATGGGCTGAATCGGATCAGGTGCTTTACTCTTTGCCACAGGTGGTTTCTCGGGTTTAGCCTCAAATCGCGCTTCCAGTTTTCCTAGTTCAGCAAGCGCCCTGATGGGCTGCAGTTCTGACAAACGCTTGATGACGTCCGGATTCTCAGCAAAGTGGTACAGCAGTTTAGGGCCGACCTCGCTGGTGAGCATGGCATCCCTGATGTGGTCAGGAACGGGGACGTTACTTGCACTTGCCAGCATTGCATCAAAGTCCGGTAGCTCCGCTTTCGCCGCTTCAACTCGTTGCAGCCAGGAATTGATTACCTTTTGCTGCTCCGCTTGTGCTCTTGCCTGTGCTTCTGCCGCCTTCTCTTGCGCTAGACGCTGCTCGACGCGGTAATCCGTGAGTGCCTTTGCGTATTCAAAAGCATCCTGGAATTGCTGCGGCTGCGGTTCTTGTTCGACGGTTGGCAACGCCGGGATGGGCTGCGCCTTCTTTTCAAGGTCTTGCAGACGCTTTTCCAGTTGTTCCCTTGCTTCGCGCTCCCGCTGGGCCTCGGCCCGCGCTTCTTCGCGTTGCTTGGTTATCTCGGAAAACCGTTTCTCAAGTTTAGGATTCTGTTTGCGTTCCTCCTGCGGTTTTGCGGTATCTGCTTCCTTAGGTTCACTCTGTTCTGGCGCAACTTCTGGCTCGACGGACTCCGCTACGGGTTCCTCCGTCGCCTCAGGTTGCGGCTCAGGTTCAGCTAAACCTAATCTTTCTGCATAAAACTCCGCTGCATTTTCGCTTGTCAATACTGACGAAGCCTGTTTGTCTGACATAGGTTTCCCTAAGAATTTGCCCCGTGTACCTCACGGGTAAGGTTTGCAAAATATATCCGACCCCGTTTATTGCGTCAATTGCCTAAACGGGTTGCCCGCCTGCTCAATATCCTGCACGGCAAATGCCATAGCGCGGGCTTGTTCTTGGTTGCGACGGTCAATCTCAGCATTCAGTTGGGCGGTGTCCATATGGCGCACCAGCAACTCCATGATTGCCTCGATTTCCATCTTGTTCTGGCTGGTAATGGCACGGGTGTTTTGGTCATTAACTCTGACCTCTGCCATCGTTTCGGTGTTATGCGCCCGTGCGGTGACGTCCATGAGTTTGCGCTTGGTCTCCGCATCCTGCCTGACCTGTTCAATATCCTGGCGCTGCTTAATGGTCATCTGCAGCCCCTGAATCTGGCGGGCCATTTGATCCATTTGCTGTTTGCTCTGCATCAGCTGCATCTGGACTTGCGGCGGGACGTCCGATTTCTCATCGATCTGCGCCAACGGATTAATCGCGGCAAGGCGGTCGGCAATAATGTCCGCGCCAGGGAAATCCATGTTGCGGAACACCAAGTCCCCCGCGACCTCAAACAGCTTCTCATTAGCCCCCACCAGCGGCATCATGGCCTCCACCGCGGCTTCCCGCTTGGAGTTGTAGCCTGGGCCGGTTTCCATCACGACGTCATATTTGCCCACGGTGACGTCATTTAGTACCTTCCAGACGCCGTTTTCCTGCACGCGCTGGTTGATCTGAACCATGTCCGGTTTCCCGTCCTGCCCAATGATTCGCATGACCCGGTGGGTGTCGTAAATCTTCGGGATCAGGTCTAGGCACACCTTCCCGATGTGGGCAATGGACTTGGTCAGGTTGTCGTAGAAGTCAAAGTTGGTCAAATCCATCTGCTGAACCTGACCGTTAAGCGCTTTGCCGCTGATGTTGCCCTGCTTCAGTTGAGCCGGGTCAAATATGCCCATCAGGGTCTTAATGTCGTCATCGATGGTGGCGGCTGCAGCAAGAATCCCCGCAGGCGGCGGCTCAGGCTGCAGACGCGACGGGGTCGGGGCGGGCCTGCCCTCAATGTCGGTCTGTTTGTATTTCAGGACAGGCAGCGACTTGACGTTGGCTTGCGCCCAATCCCCTTCGTGGCCCTCGTCCTGACCCTCCGCAAGCAACCATTTGGCCTTCGGTGCCAGCGCCACAGACTCGGTCAGGCTCGTCTGCCAGAAGTTATACATGCGCTGGACGTCCTTGCCGTGGCGCACCATGCCAAACTTCTTGCGCTTATCCCCAATCACCACTTGACGCCCGTAGACCGGAACGATGGGGATGTACTTACCAGGCCATTCCTTTTCCTCAAGGATTTCTATGGCGGTGAGCTTGCAATACCGGATGTACTTGCGGTACGTCGGGCGGCGGTCAATCTCGTAAATACCCGCGGAACCCATGCTTTCCTCGCTGGGCAAGTCCTCCTTGAACACCGTGGTTCCGTCGCTCAACATCACCAGCTCAGTCTTGCGGCGCTCGGTGTAGAAGTATTCGGCAATCCGAATGTCCTCTTTGGTGATCCATTCCGACTGACTGTCGCCCGTTCCCCGCTGGGTGAAACTGTCTACTTCTGCGCCGGGATACAGGTCTTTAAATACCTTTTTCGGCATCATCATCGTAATCAGACATTCTTCAGCGTCTGATCCGTCCGGTGCTACCGAGTTAATGTCGTAATAGACGGTGAACGGGTTATCCACAGGATCAATAAAGATTTCCTGTTCAAAACTGTCCTCGCTGATGTAGTCCGTCCGTACCCGAATGAATCCCCAACCGCAACGCACCGCATAGTCCGCGGCGGTGTCGTAGGCATTGTCGGCGTTGGAATTGACCTCGATGTGCCGAATGATTCCCTGGATGACGTCTGCGACCTTGGCATCAGATTCGTTGTTGACGCCGTGGACTTTGACCCTGGGGCGCTGCTGGCGCATCTGGTTGACCACCTGGCGGCAGTATCCGTCCAGCTTGTTGATGGTCAGGACGGGACGGGATTCCAGGTTTCGGCTGTTTTGCAGTTCAACAGGCCATTGGTCGCCGTTGACGAACTTCAAATCTTCTAAAGCCTCTTGGCGGTTCATGGTGTCGGCATCGTTTGCCAACTTCAGGAACTTCTTTGCCTTGTCAATCCGCGGGTCGTAATCGCTCAGGCTGGCGTCATCCATAGTTACCCCATCCAAGAGTGCTGCCCAGCGTATAGCTGAACATTGGGTTTTGGCGGGCGAACCTTCCTTGGCTCGTTCACCATCAGTCCAATCATTCTAAAAGCATCTGCCCCGTGTGAATAGTGGTCGTGCAGGGGAGTGCGGCTGAATTGACCGCTGTCTGGGTCGACCTCGTACCGATAATGCCGCAGGCATTGCAGCCCTTCAGCGCAGTTATCTCGGTCAAAATAACACCCGCGAAATATCGTGCGGGCAGCGTTGATGCTGTCGACTACCGGGACGCGGGGCAGGATTCTAGTTTTGTGCCCTGCAGCACGGACGATTTCTTCAATGCTTCTACCGTTTGCCGCCAAGGTTTTGTTCTCGGCGTCATGGGGAAGCCAAAACGTGTCATATATATAGCCAAACGTCTGTAAGGTCGCTAAGTAGTCGCTGATGGTCTTTTGCGTGCCCTCGATGTACCGGATCAGGCGGGTTTCCATGCCCACAAACTGCAGAAACCAGATCGCGGTGGCGTCCGACCAACCCAAGTCCCAAATCGTGTGAACGGGCTTGGTGGCGTCATAGGGCACCCTGGTAATGCGGCCTTCAAACTCTGCCATCTGCATTTCGCGGGCAAAGATAGCCCCATCGACTGTTTGGCGGCACATGCCCTCCCAAACCGTTCTGTAGGCATTTGGGTCTCGGTGCTTGAGAGCGTCCTTTTCGACCTTCAGCGTGTCAGGAAACCACGGGTTGTCCGACCAGTTGATCTTCTGGACTACCGACCCCTCTGGCGGGCTGACCACAAACCTCTGGTAAGTCTCGTCGGTCTCCAACTCGGGGTTGAACGTGATCCAGATTTCGCTGCCTTCCTTGCGGATGGTGGGGATCAGCGTGTTCCAAGACAGGCGGCTGACGGTTTGGGCTTCCTCCACCCAGCAGACGTCCACGCCTTCGTAGGACTTGACGTTCGCCACGTTGTTTTTCAGGCCCACGAAGTTGAATTCGCTGCCGTTTGCGCCCCGTATTTGCGCCTGGGTGATTTCGTAGAAACTCTCCAAGCCCAACGCAAGAATCTGGTCACACAGCAGTTTGTGGACGGAATCCTTGATGGACGTCTGGAATTCGCGGGCGCACAGTACGCGCAGGGGCTTTTGCGCCCCCAAGATCAGAAGCGCCCTGGCAACGCCCCATGACTTTGCCCCGCCTCGGCCTCCGTACAGGACTTTATAGCGTGCGGGTTTGAATAGACATTGCAGCTTGACCGGAAACTCGGCCTTGGCAACGTTACTCATTGGGCTTTACAAAAGTGACCTGGATGCCCTGCAACGGCTCTCCGTCCGCGCCGGTAACTTCGTTCCTGATGGTTTCCGACCACTTCATTTGGGCTTTTGACCACCAAATCAAACTCGCCGTATCACCAGCCATAGCCTTGTTGTAAAGCGTTTGGGCAATGTTGCTGTTCGCTTTGGCTTTTCCCGCGTTCAGCTCCGTGCGGTAGTGCTTTCTTAAGGTTTTGTCATCCACGCCAACCAGCACCGCTATTTGATCTTGCGGCAAACCAAGCCCGCTGGTGCTTTCTACCAGCTTGCGGTTTTTGTCCGTTGGTTGATGCTCGTGCATTTTGTAAACGGGAAGTGTATCTAAAGTTTACGCCGTTTGTGGTTCTTCGGTCAACAGAACTGCTTTTTTGCCGGTGAAATCTTCCCATCGTTTGACGATGACGTCGCAGTATTTGGGGTCTAGTTCCATTAATCTGGCTTGACGTCCGTTCTTTTCTGCCGCGATAAGCGTTGTGCCGCTGCCCCCAAAACTATCCAACACAATGTCGCCGCCTTTCGTGTTGTTAAGCATTTGGTATTCAAACAACGCCACCGGCTTCATTGTTGGGTGTTCGCCATTCCGGGCTGGCTTGTCAAACTCTAAGATGGTGGTCTGTTTACGGTCAGACGCCCACAAATGCCCCGCGCCTTCTTTCCACCCGTACAAGCAGGGTTCGTGCCGCCATTGATAATCTTGGCGACCAAGCACCAAACTTGACTTTTTCCAAATCAGGCATTGCCGAACAATCCAGGCGGCGTCCTTTGCCGCGCCCCGGAAGTTGTAACCTTCTGAATCTGCGTGCCAAATGTAAAACACCGCGCCCGGTTTCATCACGGCGTCCGCAGCGGTGTAAGCGTCTCGCAGAAACTGCCGAAATTGGTCGTCGCCCATTGAGTCGTTTTTGATTGTCAGTTTTTCCTTTGTGCCACCCTCGTAAGCAACGTTATATGGCGGGTCAGTCAGCCACATATCCACAGGCTGGCCATCACACAACGTCTCTAAAGCCTCAATGCTGGTGCTATCACCGCACATCAGCCGGTGCTTACCCAACTGGTAAATATCACCCGGCTTTGTCTTAGGCTCTTCAGGAACGGGCGGCGCTTCGTCCTCATCCGTTAGCCCTTCCGTCAGTTCTTCAGGATTCAGCGCGGCAATTTCGTCCAGGGTAAAACCTGTCAGTTCCAAGTCAAACCCAACCTCCTGCAGCTCATCAAACTCCAGCTTCAGCAGGTCATTGTCCCACCCTGCATTTAAGGCCAGTTTGTTATCGGCAATAATATATGCCTTGCGCTGGGTCTCGGTCAGGTCTTTTAGCTCAATCGTTGGCACTTCCGCGTGCCCGAGCTTTCGCGCTGCCATCAGTCTGCCGTGGCCCGCAATGATGCCGTTCGTTCCGTCCACCAGGATCGGGTTAGTCCAGCCAAACTCCTTAATGCTTGCCGCAATTTGTGCGACCTGTTCGTCGCTATGAGTGCGGCTGTTATTAGCGTAAGGAATTAGTTCTGCGACCTTTTTAACGGTGATTTTCACTTCTTTTTCTTTTTTTCTGCTTCGCGCTTCACGGAGTAGGCGATTGCAACCGCCTGTTTCGGCGGTTTGCCTGCTTTAATTTCCGTCTTGATGTTCTCTTTCAGGGCTTCCTTGGTTTTGCTGTGCTTGAGTGGCATTTGCGCTCTCCAGTTGGATCAGGTGCTTGCAGAACATGAGTGCCCCGTTGATGGTGGCGGCTTGCATTTCTGCCTGTTTCAGTTGGGTTTCCAGGTTTTTCTGCTCGTTTTGCAGTTGTTCTAGCGTCATCAGCAGTTCCAGTTCTTCAATGATGCCTTAGCCCGTTCTGCAGGGCCTTTGGAGTGCTTGACCACGCCTTCCATTCTGGCGCAGAAGCTGGCTTTGCGTCCCTTGTCTTTTTCGGTCTTGGGGTTTGGAGCCGGTGGCTTCAGATTGGCATTGTTCTTGGCGTTGTACTCTGCCCTGCCCTTGGCGGTCATTCCTGCACCCTTTTCTGTCGGGTTGTAGGTCTTGTCCTTGCCCGTGGTCTTGTGCGGGATCGGCTTGTCGTGCTTTTTCATTTCTTTTTCGCTGTTTTGGCAGCGTCCTTGAATGCTTGGGCAGTCGGCGCACCCTTAGTTCCAGGCTTCCGCATCTTCTCCACGGGCTTGCCCTCGGCCTTCTCGCGCTCTATGCGCTCCCGCTTGGCATGGATGTTTGCGTATAGTCCTGGCTTCATGGTTCTACCACGGCGCAAATGTCCGCTTCTTGAATGATCTGGTAGTCCTGCCCATCAATGTTGTGGACAGGCCAATTCAAATAGTCCCCATTGCCGTACTTGATGAAATCCCCAACTTTGGTCTGGTCTACCAGCGGGCCTATAGCAATGACCGTGCCCTCGTTGAAGGGTTCTCGGTTGTCCACATAAATGACGTCGCTGATGCTGCGGGTCTGTGGCTTTACGACAATTCTGTCGCGCAAGGGTTTAAGCATTTTTCTTCGGCCTTCCAGGTTTGCGCTTGGGTTCCACGACGGGAATCACTTGCACTTCTTTCGGTTGGAATGTGACATCCACTTCCTGAGGCCAGAATTCCCCGCACCACTCGTTTCTGTGCCGCGCTTGATATAGGGGGAACCGCCGACATTGCCCTAATTGGGTGTGGTCGACAAAATACTTGCAATCAATACAATGATTCTCAGCCATTTCTGTCCTGTCAGGAATGGTTAGAGTCGGTGGCCTGCTGCATCAGGCTTCCCGACTCGCCTTAACCACGCATGTGGTTGTAGCAGACCTTCTCGCCCATGTGACCCTTCATATCACCCAGGCGACCGTCATGCTTGCCTTGATCGCCAGCGCGACCAGAACCATCCATTGCGCCCATACCAACGCCACCCACAATCGCCGCACGGCGCTCACCGCTGCGGTCGCTCGAGGTTGCGCCTTTCGGGGGAGTTGCGCCCGTAGTGCTGGGCACGCCTTTAGTGTCAACTGCAGAAGCGCTCACACGCTTTTCGCCCGTTGAATCACTCGACTTTGCGCCTTTCGGCAGTTTTTCCATTCCGTAATAGCCCATTTTTCCATCCTTGCAAGGTTAGTGGAGGCTTTATTTTGCCCCCTTCCGCGGGGTTGTCAATATGGGATGCAAACCATCCACTCGCGTTCTAGGCGGTTGCTTTTGTTTTTCACCAGTCTGCCAGTCAACGCCACCAATCCCTCTGCCTCTAACTCCCTCATGCGCTTGCCCACCTGGTGCGGCTGCAGCCCCGCAGCCTCCGCAATCTGCCCCACTCCACATGGGCCGTTGGTCAAGGCTTGAATGATGCGCTCATGGTGGCGTTTGGCTAACTCCTTGGCGCTCTCTGCCGCCAGGTGGGACGTTACCGGGTCGGTGCTTCGTGCTTTCGGTTCAAACATAGTCGCCTCTTGATTCGGTTAATGACGGAAATTAGTGCGGCAATGACAATGATCCAGATGCCCGCGCAAACGAAAAACATGATCCATTCGCGCGGCCCTGGCATTAGAAGTCCTCGTCAGGCGGGAACTCATCCTTGGGCTTTGGAGTGTTCAGATACGCCCACCCAGGCCATCCCCCATCTGCCAGCGGAATGCTGTCCAGCTTCAGCATCGGGCCATTCTTGGTCTCGATCACCGATCCAATGCGTTGATATCGGTTTTTGTCCTCGCCATTTGAGTTTTTATATGTTCCTGTTTTGACGGTTACTTCGTAAATAGTCTTGCTCATATGATTGCTTTCAATTGGGTAATCTTTTGATCGATTTCAGATAAGAATTTTATTACCTCCTTTTCTATTTCCTCAATCTTTTTATCATCCCGATTTACCCGAATAACACATAACTGCAGATTCTCGGGCATCCGCGGGTCAAAACTCACGAAATCACACCACTTGCGTCCCGTGCAGGCCATCTGCCATTGCATCTGACCGACATAGTCCGAGTCCGGGGTCTTGGTCAGCAAGGTGTCCATGTGCGTGGCGGTGTTGGGGCACTTAATCTCCACCAGTCCGTCATTGGCTACAAGCCCGTCAGGGGACGCGCCACTCATGGGGATGACCGGATGGTCAACCAGGCCGGTTTCGTCGACCAGAACGCCCGTTTTGGCCTCGTATGCGGCTCTGGCAAAGGGTTCCTGATCCGTGCCCCATTGCATCGCGGCGTTGGTAAAGGATTCCGGTGCTTTTTGGGTCAGTCGCTCCACCACCAGCTGGGCCAGATAGTTGCGCCGCGCTGCGGTGGTTTTGCCTGCCAGTACGTCCTTGATGCGGCTTGCGGTGACTTTGCCCAGGCGGGCGGCAAACCATTCGTCAGTTCGTTGATCCATTAGACACCTTTGAATTCTGTTAGGTTTGGCATTGATGCCCAGCAAATAATTGCGTCCGAATACCAGTCTGAATCGGAATCCTCGCCCATACCATATGTGTAATCTGCGTAATCAAAAACGTAGAACTGGAAAGTGTCGTAATCTTTCTTGCCGTTTTCAACAAACTCGTCCCACTGGTCAAACGGATCATTGTCGTTTGGGCTTGTTTTGCCGATGATGACGTTGCAGACCTTGACGTACTTGTCCCATGTGGTCGTCGCGTCCGTACTGCCGCTACCGCCCAGCACAACAAGAATTTGCTGATTAAACGGCGGGGTTTGGGTGTTGGGGTCAATCCATTTAATTTCCATTTCTGCTCCTTATTGCGGCAGCGCACTCGCGCATGGTGGCTTGTTCGGCTTGCCAGATGTTGGGCTGATGCTCCCACTCAAACGGTATGGATTCACATACTCTGGCGCAGGCTTCACGTTCGGCAAGAACTGCTTTTTTAATGCGCTCCTCAATTGAGCGATCCATCTTAATGATTCGGTCGATTGCGTTGCGGGCAATCATTGCTACGTCTTGAATGGCCTGGTCGGAGTAGGTCATGTCTGCTCTCCTATGCCGTGACACTTCTCAATCGATCTGGTGAACTCAACGCACCAAGGCTCTGGATTCAGCAACCAGTTGTGCGGTGTCTCATATTCAACATGGTTAAAACAAGCGTGGATTTGGTCGTTGTTCAGCGGTATGGGCATCCGGTACAGATGAACGGCTCGGGCAAACGTCACCAGGCGCTTGTTGGTCTCGGTGTGTTCCACGTTCCACCCTAAATACTTGGCAATGGAAATTATTTCTTGTTCGGTCATACCAACTCCGCTTTGCGTTTGTTCTTTGCCGTGATGACTTTTGCCTGCATGACCTGGTCGCCTGCAGACAGGATGTACGCTTCCCCGTAAAGTTTCTTGAGCGTGTCCTCGTCCGGTGCGTCAGCCATTGCCGCCACCAGGTCAAGAATCTTGCTTTGCTTGCCCTCTGGCATGGCCTCCGCGGGCTTTTGGGGTTTGAGCTTGGCGGCGTTTCCGTCATCGTCCTCGGGCGCTATGCCGCAGGCGCTCATCAGGCTGTAGCGGCGGGCATAAGTCAGGGCCGATCCGTACCCTTGGGGGTCGTGCTTGGCAGCAGGAACGTGCAGTTTGCCCGCGCTGTAGGTTTCACCGCTTTCATGGATGAATACGGTCTCGACAATGACCCCGTCAGAACACTCGTGGTTCTGTTGCATCAGGAAGATGCCGTTCTTGTTCAGGGAGTCCACCACCGCTTCCACACACGCCGCTAAGTCTGCGTATCGGCTCTTGAAGTGAGGGTTGCTGCTGGACTTCAAGGCTGGGCCAAAGTCCTTCTGTGCTTTCACTAATGCGCTTGCGATGTTCTTCATAATGTTCCTCAATTGCTACGGTTTCATACCATTGTTGGTGGCTCATTTGACGCGCTCTAGGTGAACTTTCTTTTTGTCGTAGTCAGCCAAGATTGCGTCAATCTCATCAGCGCATTCGTTGATGATGCCCGCCAACTCACGAATCCTGCCGTTAAGCAGGCCCACATGCCACGCTAGACGCTCAATCTGCTCGACGGGACTGGGGTAGTGCTGCCGCGCCAAAGCCTCTGCGGTTTCGATGATTTGCTGTGCGTTAACTTTCATTTATTGGTCTCCATCCATGTTTGCGCCAGGTCTTGGTTATGTCCGTCTTTGCTGCGGTTACATAGACGAACTTTGGGTCAAGGATTCTTGAAGGTGATTTAGGTGTCTCCTTAGGTTTGTCATCATGTAATCGTCGGATTCGTAAAACGTTTTGCTCAATTGCCATGTTTCGCCTTTCAGAATGAACACTTCAATTTTCGCGTCCCAACCGACCCCGCTACGCACGGTGTGGATCGTCGGGCTGATGATAGTTTTTACGCTCTCCATACCAGCACATCCAGAATGACTGTGATGAATCCTGCGGTGACTGCAATCCACATTGCGTAGTCAATAGGGCGCAGGCGGGGTTTGGTCACGTTGCTGTTTTGCATAGTCTTGCTCCTGTTTGGGTGTCCAAGGAATAGGCCCACCTGGAGGTGGGAAGGGCCAGGTCATAGCACTTGAACCTTGAACCCGTCACCAATCAGCGTTGCATACCAGCGCTGCAGTTCCGACAACTTGATGGCAACCGACACGCCACCATAGATGCGGTCTTTCGCCGCGTCGTTCAAAGCAACCAGCGTCGCCTCGGTATCGTTGAAACTCCAGGGAAGGATTTGAAAGTCAGCCATGATTGGCTCCTAAAAAGACCGCTTGCGAATCGCTACGGCATGGATGCATCGTAAGCCCGCTTACCTTACCCGTCAACAACTAAAGTGCAAAAGAGTGTAACCCTGCTTAAGAGTGTGGTAAGCCTGCTAACATGGCGGGATGGATACGAAACGTGCAATTGATCTGGCTGGCGGCGCTGCTGCCTTAGCGCGGCTGCTGGGCATCTCCAGCGCTGCGGTCAGCCAATGGGGTGAGTCTGTGCCTGCAGCCCGCGTGTGGCAGCTGCGGGTGTTGCGCCCGGAGTGGTTCAAATGAAGTATTGGCCTGGTACGAACATCCCGAAGTCAGAAAACAACGATTTCAACTGGCGTGGGCCGTGCAAGCTGGACTGGCCTCGCGTCCCAACGCAGCGGGCTACCACGGATTTCATGCCCTTCCATCGGGTGATTCCTGCGTACATGGTTCACACGCCAGAAAAAAAACAGTAAGATGTTGCGAAACCCGGCTAGGCAAGGAGTAGCTACCTTGCCGAAAAGCGTACCTCCCCGCCTGCCGATGGTTTCCTTTTTGGGAGCGTTGCGGAGTTGTCATGCACTACTATCAGTTCCACATAGGGGACTATCGTTCGTCGACCGCGCACCTGTCGAACGATGAAGATTTGACATACCGGCGGCTGCTGGATATGTACTACGACACCGAAAAGCCAATCCCGCTTGACATAGATTGGGTTGCCAAGCGCATCCGTATGCCTGCCGATTTGGTTGGCGGCGTTTTGCGTGACATGTTTGAGTTGACGCCCACCGGTTACGTTCACGCTCGATGCGCCCAGGAAATTGCCGCTTATCACGGCAAGATTGAACAGGCGTCACGCGCTGGTAAAGCAAGCGCTGAACGTCGGCTCAACGCCCGTTCAACGCCCGTTCAACCAACCATAAACCATGAACCATTAACCAATAACCAAGATATAGAAGATGCTTACGCATCTATGTCGGGAACTGCGTTCCCGCCTTGCCCGCAACAGGAGATTTTGAAGTTGTATGCCAAGCACCTACCGCACCTTGCCCAGCCCAGGGTGTGGGAAGGCAACCGGGCGGCGATGCTCAAACAGCGCTGGGTTCAAGCATCCAAACCATCTGCGTACAGTCCTGAAGGCTACAAAACCAAAGAGGCAGGACTTGCTTGGTGGGATGCTTTCTTTGCCTACATTGCCAACGACACGAAGTTGTCTGCCGGGTTTGAAAGCAACGGTCGAAGTTGGCGACCAGACCTTGTGTGGATCGTGACAGCAGGCAATTTCGCCAAAATTATTGATGGGAAGTACGCAAAATGAGTTTTATTAAGCCCGAAAGAAAACAAGAATCTGAACAAGACGCATTGCAAAAACTAATGTGTTATGCGCCTGGATGCCGTAAACGTTGGTCTGTGCATATTGATGGAAATAAACCAATGTGTTCAGAACATCAATGGATTAAACCGAATCCTGCCAAAGCAAAAGAATTTAACGCATGGGCAGAGCAATATGTATAAAACCATGAACCGTGAAGAAGCGAACCGTATCCTCAACAACATCCGAGAAGGCCAGGACTACCCGCTGGCAGTCATCAACCTATGCCTTGACTACACCGGAGATCGAGCATATGCGCCAATGCGAAGCACGGGAATGGAAGGCCCGCTACCGCAAGAAGATTGGCGAAGCAGGCTCCGCAGCCGCGCGATCATGGTGGGCGCAAGTCGTCGCTGACATAACCCGAATCCGCGGATCAGCCGCTGCAGACGATCTACGCAGGAGAATGAACCAATGACCTTCCAAGTCACCTTTTGCGTTTACGGCCCACCCCAAGGAAAAGCCCGCCCCAGGTTCACCAAGACCGGACGCGCCTACACCCCCGCCAAAACCGCAGGCTACGAAACCGAAATCCGCGACATGGCGAAATTCGCAATGGGTTCGTCAGACCCCGTACAAACGCCTGTAGCCGTTTTTTGCTACGTTACGCTACCCATCCCTTCATCCCTGCCCAAAAAGCGCCTACAGGCCGTTTTAGACGGTTCCGAGCGCCCTTTGAAGAAACCAGACCTCGACAACGTGGCAAAAGCGTTCTTGGATGGCATGAACGGCATCGTCTACCTGGACGACAAACAGGTCGTTACGCTGCATTGCACAAAAGTCTACGGAACCATTCCCAGCGTACACATTTTGGTCAAAGAGGAACTGCCGTGAGTCCAGACAAAGCTGCAGAGACAATCCGTGAAAAAGCCCCGATATATGGTGAAGCAAAAGCCCGACGGGTTTATTTAGACGAATTCAAAAAGGTAAAACTAGCCCTTCTAATGAAGGATGCGCTTGCCAGAAACATTGAAGCGGCAAATGCCCAGCAGCGCGAAGCCCTTGCCAGTCCAGAATACCAAGAACTCCTGTTGGGCCTCCAGGTCGCCATAGAGGTTGAAGAAACCCTGCGGTGGGAACTGGAAGCGGCTCGATTGGATATAGAAGTGTGGCGCACCCGCGAGGCCACCAAACGTCTACAAATCACATCCCACGAATGAAATGCCCTGTCTGCGGCGCTCCAACCGATGTAACCGAAACACGGCAATGGAAAAGCCAGAATATCGTTGCTCGGCGGCGCGTCTGTTTCAACAACCATTCATTTCGCACCCATGAAGTTCCCAAAACACCAGTACGTCAGAAGTCCCAAGCTCCTGCGCCTGGTGGCAAGCCTTGACTGCCAACTCTGCGGATCAGGCGATATGGTGCAGGCAGCACACTCCAATTGGGGCGGCGGCAAGGGACGGGGCATCAAGGCCGATGACAACCTGGTGGCGGCACTCTGCTTGCGGTGCCACTTTGAAATAGACCAGGGCAAGAATCTCAGCGGCGACCAGCGCCAAGCCGCCTGGGAAAAGGCCCACCACGCCACCGTCAGCGCTTTGGTTGACCAGGGACTGTGGCCTACAGGCGTCCCGTTACCAAAAAAAGACCCGCACTAGGCGGGCCAATGGCTTCACAACGTTCGGCAACTGCGTGAAGTTACTTGCCGTGTGCCTTGTCTGCGGGCATCTTTTCGTGGCGTTTTAGCTCTTGCTCAAGCGCTTTGATGCGGCGCATCTCAGCCACATGCTCACGCTCATACTCGTAATGCACGGGTTCCTTGTTCTTGGATTTCTCTTGGGTGACTTTGAAGTTGGTAGCCATAGCGTCCTCACGATAAAAACATGGCGCGTTCGTCCTTGCGGCGATTCTGCAGCCCTTTAAGGATTTTGCCCCCCGCCAAGCAGTATTTCAAGAATTCCTCTGCCGCATCCTCATCGCCGCGCAGAACCTTTTGACGGAGCGTTGACCGCTGTAGTGTTCCCAGGCCAACATTGAAAGCAAAAGACACCAGAGCGTCAAACTGGCCTTGGGTGAGAGCCACGGGGCAATAAGTTGCCACGCCTCGCTCAAAGCGGGCCAGATCAGACTTGAGAATTCCATTGACTTCCTCCATCGAGAACACCCGGTTGTCCTCGGGCTTCAGCGGGAAACCGTCCCGGTCGTCAATCTTCAGCCGCCCCTGCTCGGGGTACAGAACGTGGCCCACGCCCACAGTCCAGAGTTTTGCGGGGCAACGGTATGGCTTTTGGCGCACGCCTTCGTGATGCATGACCATCTTGATGGCGCGCTCGGAAACATTCATTTCTTGCTGAACGCCTGAGAACCGAACCAGAACGCGACCACGGACGCCCAGATCAGTTGGGTTTCGTCATCCCACAGTTTTTCCAGCATCACGGTGAAGTCAACGCCCGTGTTCCATGCATAGATAAACCCGGCTACGTCCACAAACACCAACAGCAAAAACATGCCATAGGTAATCGTCGGTCTGACCATAGCGCGGAGGTTAATGACCCATTGGCTGGCCCCCTGCCCGATAGCAACATCATGGGCGTACAGGGCTTGCTTTTCCTGCATCGCCAGCTGCGCCATCTGCTGCTCACCCTGTATGGCTAACTGCTCGGTGTGAATCTGCTCGATGCGCTCTTGGGCCTCCAGGCCCGCCTTCCGCAGTTCCAGTTCGCGCTCAATCTGCATCCGAGCCAACGCCAGTTCGTGCGCCTTGTCTGCCCGGTCTTGGAAGAACTCCAAAAACTTAGGCAACCCGCCAGCAAGGAACGAAATTAGGGTCGACAGTAGTGTCAGCATTATTTCTCCAGCGTAAACGTCAGGTTGGCATGGCGCGGGTAAGTTACCGTGCGCTCACCCTCAGGGCACTTGTACTTGATCGTCGCCAGCAGCGTCGCCTTACCCGGCGCAATCGGCTCTTTGTCGGACACCTTTAACTGGTAGGTGAACGTATCAATGTCCGGGCCAGCAGGGCCAGTAAATTTGCTCATGCTAGGCGTGGCTGCGTGGATCATTCCAGCAGCATCCCTTACCGTCGGCTCAAAACCCTCTACCGAACAATCATCGCGTTTCTTAATCCGCGCCACGGTGACGTTGACGGGCTGACCAATCTTGGTGGCCGGAATCTTGAAGTGATCAGGCGACCATTCAAGAATTGGCTTTTGGAACCAGCCAAACTTATCCCCAGCCGTGTAGCCGCCCACTACCAGCGCAAATGATGCAGTCACAAACTGCACCACGGGGGTCAACTTCGGCAACTCCATATCACCTCAACGTAAAAATCGCCAGCCACGCGATGCACACGACGGCGGCGGTGAAACAGGTTGCCGCTAGAAAAGCCAGCAACCAGTCCATCATTTGCCGTGCCACCAATGTGAGATATAGCCCACCGTTGACGATAGAGCCGACACAAACACCATGCCCGCCCAAAACCCCCCGCGGCCTTGGTTGGCAAGCGCAATCAGACGTTCAAGCTGGGACTCCATCTTGTCCATCTTTTTTTCCATAGCCTCGAAACGTCGCTCGTAATCGTCGACCTTCTGCCACAGAACCCCATATTTGACGGGATCAATTTCGCTCATGTCTTTTGGATATAGGCAAGTGCGTAATACAACGGGAGATAAGTACCCCCCGACCCCGTCGCAGATGAAGTAAATCCACCGCTGTTGCCCACAGCATATGTGTTACCAGCACCAACAACAAACCTGTCGCGTAGATCAGGAGTGCCGTTAGAACCATTGCAAAGTACATAGCCTGCAGGAATTGAACCAATAGACCCACTCCACATGATGATTGCGCCCGTGGGAACCGCAGCTGCTGAAGAAACGCTGGTCGGAATGCCATACAGGTTGTCGTAGGTTGCGATCTGCGTACCAGTAGAAGTGGTCAGCACTAACTTATAAGAGTTGCCGCTGTTAAGCCAGATTTCCTGCGGAGGCCGACCATCCGGGCCGAGAACAATCGGGTTGGTGTTGGCAACCGATCCAGACGATGTGGTGTAGGTTGCCAGCGGCGTTGTGGAACCGGCCTGGTAGGAATACAGGTATCCACCGTTTAGCGGCAGTCCTGTCGTACCAAAGAACTGGAAACCGTTACCGATGGGAGAGAGTAGGTAAGCCATTATTTTTCCTTCGTCAAACCACCGTAGGGATTCACCGCTTCTTTGGCAAACCCTTCCTTGTTCATCTTTTGCATGAATTGCCGAGTCAGCGACAGCGCCGGGATGGATGCCCCGCCCGTCATGCCCGCTAATTTCGCCTCTGCAGCAGTCGATAGCCCTTGTTTAGCCATTTCCCCCAACATCCCGCTAAAGGTGTTGGAGTAGTTAAACGTGCCCGTCTTGGGCATACCAATCTTGCTGGACAGCGCCGCCAGTTCCATCAGGTCTTGCATGGCCTGCGGGCCGAGCGCCTCCTGCAGACGCCCCTTGTTGTCCCGAATGTAGTTGGCAAACGTCTTGGGGTTCAAGTCAGGCACATCACTTGCCACGCCCGCCTTTTTCATGGCCTGCCGCAACTCACCCGCCACCAAGGACTGCAGCGCCTCCGGGCTGTCGGCAAGTTCTGCCTTCATGCGACGGATGCCCTCGGGCGTTCCCTTAGTCACAAACTTTTCGTGGAACTTCTCTGCGTTCAGGCTTTCCCCTAGCGCCGCCGCCTGGTCAACGTCAGCAGCTTCCTTTACCGCTGCACGATATGCGGGATTGCTTTTAATGACATTGGCACGCTCCACCACCAACCGTCGAGCGTCATCTGCAAGCCTCTTGAGTTGGGCTGCTTGCGGTGATGCTGTGTTTTCACCAAACACCGGCATCTTTTCAAGCTCGTCGCGCACGATATACGCCGCTGCTCTGGCGTTGCCGTTTGAACTTGAGCGCATTTCGTTGGCAAGATTGGTACGCAATGCCTCGTAAGCCTCAAACGTCGGGTTTTTGTAGAACTCAGCCAGATCAGACGCAATTGCCGATGACAAATGGCTTGTTTTAAGGTTTTTACTCAGGTTTTGCTTGATGTTTGCATCAAGTGCGCCAACGTCAATCGGGAACTGGCCTGCGTTGGCGTCCTGCAGTTTCTTGTACGCCTCGCTAATCGCATTGCGGCGCAGCTGGTCTTTTGCCGCCAAAGCGTTGATTTGCGTCTGACCAATGGCGCTCGGCTCAGTTTCAAATATATCGGGCGCATACCGCTGCATAGCGCTTTCAAATGCCGCTTTGAACTGCTTGGGCTGCTCACCAAAATGCTCGCCCAGGATCGGCGTTTCCCCACGGCGATTCCACTCAGTTGAGTAAAGCGCTGTGTCTCCAGTACGCTGCCCGCGAGTCAGATTGATGCCGTGTTTTTCCTCAAGCGCACGGGTCTCCAACGCCGCCAGGTTCACCGCTTCGGGCTTTTGTCCCTTGATGAATGTCTGCAGTTCTGGTGATGCTTGCGCGACTGCCGCATCAATGTTGCCGCGGATGATGTTGACCGGCGCAGTCATTGCCGCGCCCATACCCGGCATCTGCTGACTAGGCACTTGACGCGCTGCAAACTGCTGCTGCATCTGCTGCACGGCCTGCGGCGTCATCACTTGTGGTTGTGCAGTTCTCGCCGCCTGTCTTGCCTGAGCAATAGCAGCAGCGGTCTGTTGCTGTGCGCCACGCGCCAGCGGAGCCATGCCCATAACCTCAGGCACGGCAACTGGCGGCACTTTGGTTGCCTCCAGCGCCTTACCAAACTGCTCGGTCAATTGCTGCCCAACCGCGGTCGATGGGCGATACGTCAGCGCCTCCTGAATCTGCGCCGCACGTTGCTGGCCCTGCCTGATGCCTTCCGGTGTGCCGAATTTGCCGCCCGTCAAGGTTTCGTAAATGCCGCCAACCGCGCCAATAGGTGCGGCAAGAGCGCCGCTTAACGCTGTTAATCCAGTCTCTAGCGCCCCCGCTGGGACTGCAGCCACGTTCCTGATGACGTCAGTTACCTGTTGTGGTGTCTGTATAGCCTCCACGGGCGCACGCAGGCTTGATATGTCGCGCAATTGCTCCATCACCGGACGTTTTGCGGGCGTAGGGCGCGCAGCGGGCGCAGCAGTCCCGGCAATCAGGCTTTCCAAATCATCTGCAGGCGCGGCTTGTGGTACTGCGGCTTGCGGTGCCTGACCCTGCATGACATTCTGGACGTATGCAGACGGGTCTTTGGTGACAAACCCACCATATGCAGCCAGCGCTTTTTCCACGCTGCCTTGCTGATTTACCAACTGCTCCAAATATGTCCTGGCAGCGTTTCTGGACTCTTGTTCGTCAAACGGGTTGAACTTGACACCTTGGCGATGCAGCATTTGTACCGTTTCAGGCAAAAACTGATACGGCCCCATTGCCTTAGTCTGCTTGTTGACCGCAAGCGGGTCTTTGCCGCTTTCTACGCGGCGCAAGCTATCCAATAACTTGTCTGTGATGACGGGCGCGGCTTTTTGCCCGCCGATTAGCTGTTCAAGCTCATCCATCACAATTCTCCGGTCTCAGTCAGCTTCTTGATGTTTTTATACCGCTGCAGGAATTGCTGCCGCATTCGTTGATCGCTGCCAAGCAAGTCATCAATCATCTTTTTGCGTTCTGCGGGGTCTTGAACGCTGTTATAGATGCTAATAGCCTCAAATACCTTGGAGTCTGAATTGTTTGCCCATGCCTGACGGAATGCGTTTATGTTGGCATCCCCGTATTTTTGGGCAAACTTCTGTGCGCCTTGGGCCTGCATGTCTAGGTTGGTCAATTCGGCATAGGTGCGGCGGGCAATGTTCACCAGCACGCTCGGCGGGTATGTTTCATCACCGTTTGCCATCCGCGCCAACTGCTGCCCCGCGACCGTGTCCAACGATCCACCAACCGCCTGAATGTTGGCAATCTGAACATTAGCCAAGTCTTTTGACAGTTGTTTATATGTCGTGTCGCCCGCCCAATTACGGAATTTGCGCTCCAGATCGCCTGCAATACCTGACGAAAAGAAGTTACGGCCTTCAATCTTGGTGGCTTCCTTAATGACCTCATCCAGATTGCGGCGGGCTGTCGGAATGTCTGCCTGTCGAGCCACAACACCAGAACGATACGATTGCCCTTTGGTGCGGTCGGCTTCCTCGCTCGGGGTGGCGGCATATGGCATCCCTGCCTGACGAACGGGATACGGAAGCGCCATGCCTGCAGCGGTGGGTTGCCCTTGCATGGCTTGTCCAGGCATTTGGCCTGCGGCGGGTGCGCCTTGGAACTGCAGCGGCACAACCTGAGCCTGCCCCGGCACAAACGCGCCTGGTTGCCCACCAAAGGTTCCCGGTTGCGGCGTCTGCAATGCCTGCTGGCCTGCTGCACCAATGTTGGACTGAATCACGTTTTGCAGCACTTGCGGCAGCGCGTCAGGCTTTTTGCCCGCCAAGTCCTCCAAAGGCTTGAACACCGCGTCGACTTTCTTGGACGCATCAGGGTCTTGCCCCAATAGATTGACCGCCCGATCACGGGCTTGCTGCAGCACTAGTTTTGCTGCATCAGGCTGGCGAATCTGCGGGTCGTTAATGATGCCGCCCAGCAGGGTGAACATTGCGCCCTGCTCGGCCTGTGACAGCGTTAGTTTGGCTGCTTTTTCTTGTGTTTGCGCCGTACTGGTTTGGGCGACTTGCTGTGCAATCTTTGGCTGCAGCGTTTCCTCACCCAACGTGGTTGCGGCTTGCTGTGCCCGCAACAGCAAAGGGTTGATCTGCTGCGCTTGCTGATAGGCCAGCTGGGACTGCAGCAAATTCTGCTGCGCCTGTTGAACTTGCAGCGGATTAAGTTGCTGCGCTTGTTGGTATGCCTGAACGTTCCGCGCAAGGTTAATCATGTCCCCAATGCTGGTTTGGGGAACGTTGGGGGTCAGTTGATAATTGAATTGCATCGGCATGATTACCTCTTACCCAATAGTGGGTTGTGCAGCAACGTTCTGATTCTGTCCAAGCAACTGCGCCAGCATCAAGCTGTTTGCCAATCCGCTGATGCCCTGACCATAACCCTGCGCCGCGCCAATCGTGCCCGCGGCCTGCGCCCCTGCAGCGCCCGTAGCCAAGTTCGCCACGTTTTGACCATACTGCTGGGCGGCTTGGTTTGCCGCGGCTTGTCCCGTCTGTCCGATCCCCGCAATCCCTGCCAGGGTGTTGTAGATGTTCTGGCGCTGCGCCTGGAAGCGATTAAATGCATTGCCGTATTCCGTGCTTGCAAGACCTTGGGTGTAGTCCTGCAAACCACGCATGACATTGCCGCCAAGACCGCCACCAGCAACGTTTCCAGCCCTTTGCGCCGCCATCTGTCCTTGTGCAAGACGGAATGCGTAGCCAGGATCGATTTGCTTTTGGAACAGTTCTGGCGTGTATTGTTGGGTCAGATAACCCGTGCCTTCTTGCGTGCCGATTTGCTTACCAGTCGTGTCGTAGACCGGCTGCTGACCCGGCAACATGCCGCCAATGGTGCTGAGTGCTCCATATCCTGCTGTTCGATATGGGGCTTGCTGGGCGTTGATGATGTCAAACAACTCGCGCTGTTGCTTCATCTGCGCTAAAGCGGTCTGCTGTTGAATCGCGGCAGCTTTCTCCGCTGCGTTTGCACCCAAGACTCCGCTGGTCAGCGATCCAATACCCGACAACAATCCTGCAAGACCGGTTCCCGTCGACAACCCACCAAGCAACCCACCAAGCAAGCCGCCAACGCCGCCACCCGTACCGCCACCTGTACCGCCACCTGTACCGCCACCTGTACCGCCACCCGTACCGCCACCTGTACCGCCACCTGTACCGCCGCCCGTACCGCCGCCTACGCCGCCACCCGTACCGCCGCCTACGCCGCCACCCGTACCGCCACCTGTACCGCCACCCATTCCAGTGCCCCCGGTGGGCAACAGTGTGCCTCCTGGCCCTACTGTGACGCCAGCATTCCCAAGACCGCCAAGAGTGGTCAGCCCACCCAGGCCCGTTATGACATTTGTGCCAGTTACGGTTGCCCCAAGCGGCAAACCGGTCAGCGGGTTAATGCCTGCCAAAGTGCCAGCACCAGGCAATACCAATCCACCAGCGGTCATCAATGCGCCACTTCCACCAACGCCGCCAGTCAAACTAGTTCCCGCCCCAAGCGTGGTAGATAACCCCTGACCACCACCCATCCCCGCAAGGTTTGCACCGACACCGCCGGTAAGACCTTGACCCCCGCCCATGCTGGCAAGGTTGCTTCCCGTACCTAATCCATAGTTAACACCGGCCCCGCCTCCTGTTGCAGCGCCACCAAGACCAGCGCCAGCCAAACCAGCACCACCAAGACCAATCCCGCTTCCTAGCGCCCCCAATTGAGAACCAGTCAACCCGGCAGTTGTTAGTTGTCCAGCGGTAACTGGCAAAAGCCCTTCACCGGCTGCAATAGCTAATTCTGTTGCTCCCAAACCGCCCAACGTAGTACCTGCACCAGCCCCAAAAAGATTGCCAAGATACGGCGCACCAAGGGCTAATCCCCCCATCAACAATAACGGAGCAAGTGCATCTGCATCACTTGTCGAAAAACCGCTGGTGGAAAATTTAGGCTTGCCAGTGTTCGGATCAAACTCAATGTTGTAGCCAGTTCCACCTTTTCCGGTGTACGTTACTCCAAATTGATTTGAACCAACTCCCCCAATTTGTTTATCACCCGCAAATAATCCTTGGGTTTCATACCCCGGAATCACATAATCGCCACCCTCACTCGCAATAAATTGATCTGGCGTCGTGTATGTCTTTTGCTGTAACTGGTTAATGTCAGTTACACCCTGACGCGCCAATTCACGCGCCATGTCAAGCGTGACTTGCTCTGCAGCGGTAGGAGCGCGACCAAGAATTCGGCTAGATTCCGCAAAATCAAATCCTACACTTTGTCCTTGCGTTCCAAATACACCGCCTGAACTCTTGGATACATCAAGATTTTTGGCAACTTGATTTGCAAGATTTAATATTGTTTTTGCGTCATATTGCGTTCCCTGGTAATCCGTAATTAACCGATCATTTGTTGTTTGTGAGGTTGACCCGGACATTGCTCCGCTTACCGCTTCGTTGATGCTTGCAATTAAATCAGCCATTTTCTCTCTCCGATTCAAACGTCATAGTAGGGCACTTTTTGCGGCTTGCCATTCACATTCACGGTGATAAATCCCACCGGATTTGCAGGCAAGGTCGCAGCGCCCGCTGTCGCTGACGCAGAACTGCTGAAGTTCAGCAAATTCAAAAAAAACTGTTGCCATGCCCTTGTAGGCCGGTTCGTGTTCTTGTCCAAGAACTCAGCCTGCGGGTAGGGGTTGTTTTGCGTGACCGGAGACAGCCCGTTTGCCATCAGTTATCTCCTTGGCTTGCTTTAAGGTTGGCAGACACAATGACTGCCTTGACCGGATCAGACACCACAACCTCAAACACTCGGTCTCGGGCCATGCCAAGACGCCGCCAGATTGCGCGGTTCTTGTACTTGCCCTGCTGACCAATGGTCACCCAATGTTCGTTTGACCAGGTGCTGCCGCCATCGTTTGACCACCGCAGCATGGCCTGGGGATAGGTTGTCGTGTCTTGCACGTTCACCACAGACGTCTGTCCAAGATAAACAATGTCGTTTGGCCCAATTGTCAGGGCATCATTGGGATAAATCGTGTACGGAGACTCAATCGTTGCGGGCTGGATTGCCCCCGTCTGCACCGAGAATCCGGTTGTTCCAACGCCTGGTTGGAATTGAATCTGGAACTCGTCGAAATACTGCCGTTGCAGATCAGCAACCAAGTGAGGCGCACGCCGCAGTCTGCGGATTTCCTGCCCATCATCCGTGTAATTGGCCCGATCTAGCATGTAGACCTTGCCGTTCTCGTAGTCCCCGACCAGGATCATGTTCTGGAACAACGTGCAGCAGTTCCCGCGGTGGCGTTCGTAGCCATTGTCATTGTTCACATACAGCCACTTGTGCCACATCTGCGTGGTGGCGTCATAGACCCAAGTCAGGTCAAGCGTCGGGAAGGTCACGACATAACATTCATGGCCCTCCAGCTGGTACGTCCAAGCAATCGCGTCGTCGATGTATTGATTTGCCAGCGTGTTTTCCACAGCGTGCGTAGATATGCGCTGCGGGATATAGCCGTTCATCTGGACAATTTGTGCCTCGCCACGGATGTTGCGGGATACATACGCAAACGAATTACCAACCCGAGCCACCGAGTACACAGCCGCAATACCATGCTGAGTATTGGTGCCCGGAATACGCTGGAACGGGAACGGAACCGCCCCGACGTCCGTCCAGACCTCAGAAGATGCCTCGCCCAGCAGATAGACCTCGCGGTGATCAACAATCAGGCTCACCAGGTTATCTGGCGCACCGTCCTTCAGCGCGTAACTGAGCGTCGGGGAAATTGGACTAAGAAAGTCAGATGCGCCCCATTGCTGGCTACCGGGTTTGTTGTAGACAAAATAGTTGTCCACAATGTCCACCACGTTTGCGCCCGAAAACGCCCCATCCGTTGACGGAATCTGCGTAAAGTTCAGCGCATACAGGGTGGTTGATCCGACCGTTTGGCTGCTGCTGACGGTATAGGTTCCAGCCCCGCCGCTGCCTGAGCCAAACGACACAATCATTGTGTTAGCGGTAACGCCGGTTCCTTGAATGGTTTGCCCAAGGTATAGGGTTCCAGAACTCACCGCGGTAACCGTAAGCGTGGTTCCCGAGATACTGCCCGTAACTACCGCGCCCACGTTTGCCGACGACATATTCTCCGCAGCAACCGTTTGGGTCAGATTGATGGTGTATGTCCCCGTGCCGCCCGTGCCGGTGCCCAGCGCGGTAATAACGGTTTCGTTCAGTACCCCAACTCCAAACACTTGCTGTCCAACGGCTAAAGAGCCGCTAGAAACGTCCGTCACCGTCAGGGTAGTGCCTGACATTGACCCGTAAAACGTCGCCGCAGAAGGCGCAGAAATGCGCCAGGTGTACCGATATGCCCCGTCTACTATGTAGACGTTGACCCCGTTGTCGGTAATGCCCACCCGTCCGGTGGAAGTGTTCAAAAACCCAACAATCGTCGGGGTCAGGCTAGTGGTCAGGACATAGACATATGGCCCGCACACCACAACACATTGAGTCCCGCCCGAGGTGGTGCGGATTCCCCGAACTTCCCCGTAGTTAAGAACAACCTTGGTGGTAAGTCCCGGCGTCGGATAAAGCGCGACTACCCCGCGTTGCCCAGGCTGCTTGGTAGGGTCAACTTCGGGGAAAAAATTGATGCACTCTTGGGCATCCTGGTAAATGCTTGGGGCTTCGTAGGATGGGCCGACAAAACCGAAATCAGGCATCTTTTAATCCTTGCCATGTGTTTTCGCTTCAGTCGGGCCAATGCATTTAGCAAGCTCCCGAAACAAGTGCAATTGTCCGTTTTTTCGCTCCATTTGCATAGGTCAGCGGAAGAACCCACCCGAAAGAATCCAGCCCGCATCCTTGGCTTTGCCCACCAAGAGGCTGTCCGGGTAGCGTGCCACTTGCTGCGGTTCCATGTTGGTGCGCTTCAGATTGGCAATTGCCTGCCCCGCATACTGCTGGATCATGGCGATTTGGGTGGGGTTGTTTTTGCCGTACATGGGCATCAGACGCTCGGCAAGCGCCCACCGCAGGGCCATGATGTAGCCCTTGGGGAAAGCAATATCTGTGTTGACCGTGTCCCACTCGCTGAATAAGGTATTGGCAAAGATGTGCATTTCGCCCTGCGACGGGTTGGGCCACACAAAAAGGTTGCCCGAATCCGCGCCTGGGTTGAAATACAGGGCTTTAGGCCACGGCCCATTCAGGGTCTTGAGGCCGATCATTTCGTACTCTTGCAGGCTCAAAACCGCGACCGGGTAGTCCAGACCACCATTTAGGATGGGCTGACCGTTTGAGGTTGTGTTGATCCGCACAAATGCTGAATCGATGTTTAGCGGCTTTTGGTAGTACGCGGTGATTGCCGTGGACGCCACCGTCTGGTTGATGTTGACATAGTACGTCCCCTGCTCGTTGACGTTGCCGCCCGCGCCGGTGATGAACTCGGTGATTTTGGTGCCCGCGGTGATGCCGGTTCCACTCAAGGTCATGCCTTGGGCAATCGCGCCTTGGGTAATGCCGGTCACCGTCAGGATGTTTCCGGTAATCGATCCGGTGAACTGCGACCCGATAAAGTTTGCCGTGCTGGGGTTTGGGCCAATCGTGTATTGGGTCTGCCCCGCGGTCAGGGTGTAGATGATTTCCGTGACGTTGTAGATCAGCAGATTCTCGTTTGACCATTGGTCAATGAGATTGTTCAGCGTATCAAAAGCGTCCTGCGTAGCCTCTGGAGTCGGGGTTTCGCCAGCTTCCAATGCGCCAATGTCCTTCAGCGCCAGGGAAATGATTTGGATTGGCTGGGTCATGTTTACACCGATACGGTAAAGGTCTCAGGAAGCCACGGCAGTCGAATCGTCTTGGCTTGAGCGCCCAGCTGCTCTTGCAGGCGGGCCTGGATGCTGTTTACACCGTTTTTTGTGGTGGCTTGGATAATGATTGCCGCCACATCGTCCTCAGTCAGCGTAGCCAACGGGACAGCGTCAAAGTACCAGTTTCCCTCGCTCTCAACGGTGATTGGCCCATCAGTAATGGACGCAAGATACCTGGCGCCCGTTGCCGCAGCGCCATCCCCGTAAAGTTCAAGAATCTTAATTTTCATTTGGCGCAACCCAATTCGGGTCGTGAGGCCAATCAATAGTCCACGGGAACCCCGCCTGGGTCGGCACATCCCTAAGCGCTTGACGGTACGCCGCCCAATCAGAGGCCAAGCCCTGCCCCGCCTCCAGCGCCTTGATAACGCGCCAGTCACATGCAGCCAGCAGCCTGTCGCGTTGGGCACGGACATTTGCAGCCTCGCTTGCTGAAGCAGCGTCCATGTCCTCTTGCGTCTTGTCTGCCACGGCTACTGTGTAGACCCACGGCGCTTCGTACACCGGCTCACACGGAACCAGCTTCTGCGTCTTGGCATCGTGAGAACGCCATACATTGACCTTGGCGTAACCCTGCTCGGCAAGCCAAGCATCGTCAGGGCCATTAGGGGTGAATGACGTATTAGGGAATGCAACTCGGTAATCAACCGGCTGCGGGTTTGTGATTTGTGCAATCAGCATGGTTGCTCCTTAGTTGTTGGGAAACGCCGCAGTCGGCGGGGTGAAGTTCGAGGTGTAGCGTGCGTAGCCTTTGGTGATCCGCAGGTCGTCGATGTAGCCCTTGAAAGACGTCGAACTGAAGGAAGTGGAATACATTCCAATCGTGCAGTTGTTGCCGCCAAGCGTTGAACTATTCGTCGCGGTGGCTCGGCTGGTTCCGTCGATGTACAGCGTCACAGTTGTCCCGTTTCTTACAAGGGCAATGTGATACCAGTTATCCACCGCGCTGGTCACAGATGCTGATGTGCGAGTCGCGCCAAGCAGCATAGAAAACGAATCGTTGGTTCCATCAGAATGATCGAAAGCAACGCTCAAATCAGCAACGCCCGAAAGGTTGAACACGCCGGGGAAATTCTGCACTTGAGTCTGCGGATAAACCCAGCACTCAATCGTGAAGTTGCCCGTACCCATGTTGAACATGGCATTGGGTGGGGGCACAAGTGCATCGCCGTTCCCATCAAACGCCAGCGACCCCGTGCCGTACTTCTTCACGCTGGTGCTGATCTGCGCGTTGCCGACCGTTTCAAGGTCGTTCATCATCGCGTTGTCGATGATTCCAGCATTGGTGAAGTTCAGCAGCAGGCTGGTGTTGGTGATCGCTGTGAGGGGTGCGGTGGGGACGGTGTAAGTTGACCCTGTGTATTGCGCGGTGCCCTTCAAAATTCGTGCATCGCAGATATACCCGTTGACTGTCTCAGTAATGGCAGCGCCACCAGCGCCCACTCGAACAGTGTCGCTAACAATGTTTCTTGTATTTGACGCGGACGTTGCTTGTGTACCGTTGCAATACAGCCTTAGCGTGCTTGAAGATCGAGTAACGGCAATGTGATTCCAAGCGCCAGTTACAAGATTGGTCGGCGATGCGCTTAGAACTCCAGAACCGTCAAAAAACGACAATTCGTTGTTGTTGAAAATATAAAGTTGAAACGACTCTGAGCCAGAGTTCACCCCACCAACAATTCGCTGTGTTGCGGTTGTGTTTTTATAAAGCCAAAGTTCAATCGTAAAGTCGCTGGTACCAAAACTGACAGAGTTATTGCTGCCGCTCAGGT